GGGGAGTAAGCTATACTCCTTGACAGAATTTAGGGAATTCCCATGAAAAAAGCGCCCAAACACATCATCAATTACATCCGCGACCCAGAGACTTGGGATGCGACTGCTTTTGAGACTCAGATTCGTAGCGAAGTGGAAGGCTCCACAGGCGCTTTGACCGCGAGTGATGAAACGCTTGTGGGAATGTTGGTGATGACCATGCAGAGTTTGATTGACGCTGAAAAGGTGATTCAGACTCAAGGCATGATTGAGCATTACAACTCTGGCCCTGCCACTTCTCCGTACTACAAGATAAGAACCGAATGTCTCGACAAGGCAATCAAGATACTGGCCGAGCTTGCGCTTGTGGCCCGTGGTCGCCCCAAAAAGACATCCACACCCACTGCCATAGATGAGTTATTCAACACTGCTTGAACCGGCGTTTAAGTACGCCACTGCCGTAGTTCGCGGCGACCAGCTCGCGTGTGAAGATGTCAAGATTGCCTGCCAACGCTTCTTGGACATGGTTGAGCGCAAAGACGCGCCCTACGAGTTTGTCCCCGCCAAGGCTGAACACATCCTCAAGTTTGCTAAGTTCTGCCGCCATGTAAAAGGGCCAGACGCAGGCAAGTCAATTGAGCTTGAGGGATTTCAGGTTCTATTCCTTGCGGCTGTGTATGGCTTCCGAAACAAGAAAGACCACAGCAATCGTTGGGTGACGGACGTTATCCTGTTCGTGCCGCGCAAGTCTGGCAAGACAACCCTTGCGTCCATCATTGCCCTGTATGAGCTGCTGTTTGGCGAGGCTGGCCCCGAGGTGTTCACCTTGGCGACCAACCGTGAGCAGGCATCAATCTGCTTCGACTCGTCCAAGGCCATCATGGAAAGCATGGCCCCCGAGTTGCAGAGCCGATTCATTCCTTTCCGAAGTGAGCTGAAAAAGGCTGGCGACTCCACATCTACCTACCGCGCCCTGTCGCGTGAAAACCGCAAGACTGGTGACGGCAAAAACCCATCGTGCGCGATGATTGACGAAGCGGCGCAGATTACCGAGCGCGGCTCAATTGAAGTGTTGCACTCAGGCATGGCTGCTCGTAAGAATCCTTTAAGGATGTACCTGACGACCGCCAGCTTCACCAAAGAGACAAAGTTCTACGAGGACTTGAATCACTTTCGGGCTGTGCTGCGTGGCGCGGCGGAGGACTCGTTCCGTTGGTTTGGCTTGCTGTACTCGGTTGACCCCGGCGATGAGTGGTCTGACCCCGCCGTATGGGGCAAAGCCAACCCCATGCTTGGCGTGTCGGTCACAACCGAGGCCATTCAGCACATGGCTGATGAGGCCAAGAGCAAGCCTGCATCCCTCAACGAGTTCTTGTGTAAGCAGCTCAACATCTACGTCAGCTCCAACGCTGCGTGGGTTGACCGTCGATATTGGGATGAATCCGTGGCTGAAATGCCCGTTGACAAGCCAGAGGCCACGTTCATTGGCTTCGACTTGGCTCACAGTCGAGATTTGAATGCCGTGGTTACGCTTCACCGATATGACGAGGAAGACCTGTACGCCAAGTTCAAGTTCTTCTTGCCAGAGGAGTCGATTGAGCTGATTCCGAACCACTACAAGTCAATTTTTAGTCAGGCCGTCACATCTGGAATTCTGCACCTCACGCCCGGCAACGTCACCGACTTGAACGAGATTGAGTCCTACATTCGTCAACAGGCGGAGATATATGAAGTCAAAGAAATTGGCTATGACCCTTACAACGCTGCTGCTCTTGTCGCCAATCTTTTCTCCTACGGCCTTCCAGTCAAAAAGGTTGGACAAGGCATGGCAGTACTATCCAACCCGTCGAAAACGGCAGAACAGCTCATCCTCAAAAAAGCCATCAAGCACGATGGAAATCCGTTTGTGGGGTGGCAACTCGGTAACTGTGAGGTCTACACAGACGTAAACGGTAACGTAAAAGTGAGGAAAAACGAAGCCGACCCATCCGCCAAGGTGGACGGAATCATTGCCATGATTATGGCTTTGCACTGCCATTTGGATAACGTATTCGTATCAGACTCTTATGGACTCAGATTATTTTGAGTGATAACATCACGGAAACTAGGAGCTGACATGGCTATTCTCGACATTTTCAAGCGCAAGTCCACGCAATCGGACGAAAGCAACAACCTTTTCGGCCAAACGGCTCTAGGTAACAACATTGTCTATTCGGGCAGCAATACTCGCCCCACCGTAAACACTCAAGTCCTGTATGTGACGACCGCCAGCACCAACACTGCTGGTCGCGTTATCAATATGGACTTGTTGACTCGCAACAGCACCATCATGGCTTGCGTTGGAGCGAAAGCCCGAGCCTTGGCTCAGTTGCCAATCAAAATTATGTCAGAGCAAGAGGATGGCTCATATCTTGATGCCGTGAAAGACAAAGCTGTTGGCGTTCGCGACAAGAATAAAGCCAAGCAAGTCTCCAAGCTGCTGAACAACCCCAACAACTTCCAATCAAAATACGAGTTCTGGTATCAGTGGCTCATGTGGTTGGAATTGTCTGGCGAAGCGTTTACCCTTTGGTGGCGCGAAGACCAAAAGAACCCATCACAAACTCCAATGGAGATGTATGTGTTGGATTCGACGCTGATTGCCGTGACCATCAACCCTGCGCGTTACCCTTCGTATCGTTTGTCTACTCCGTCATACGGTTTCAGCAAAGATGAGCCATTGGCCGCTCATCAAGTGATGCATATTAAAGAAGCAGCATGGCAAGGTTCTGCTGGTTTTAACAAAGGCATCTTGGCTGCTGAATTGGTGACGCTCGACCAAGACATTGACGTTTACGCCAACTTCATCATGCTTAACGGCGCAAAGCCAACGGGTATGTTTACGACCGAACAAGTCATCCCTGATGGCAAGTACAAGGAATTGGCTTCTCGTTTGAAAGAGGCTTGGTCAAACATGACTGGTAGCCAACGCACTGATGAGTCCAAGCCGGGCCAAGGTATGTTGCTCGACCAAGGCATGAAGTACACCCCAATCGACATCCTCACTTTGCAAGATACTCAAGCTGCCGAGTTGAAGATTCAAACCATGAAGCGTATTTGTGGTTTGTTTGGTGTGCCTCCAGCCATGATTGGCATTGGCGACTCCAAGTACAACAACACTCAAACCATGTTGGACGAGTTCTACAAGTCAACGATGTACCCAACCATCGTGAACGTCCAAGAAAAGTTGAAGCAACAGTTGTTCAACGGCTACCCTTCATTGTGTGTTCAGTTCGATACAGCAAACTTCTTGAAGGGCGCTCCAATCGACCAAATGAACTATGTGAAGGCTGGCGTTGATGCTGGCATCCTGACTCCAAACGAAGCGCGTGAATATCTGAACAAAGCTCAGATGGAAGGCGGCAACGAGTTGAAGCAAGACACAAAACCAAGCGACCCAATTGCAGGCTCAAGTCCTCAAGATACTGGTGGCGGCGGTGGCAATCAACGGAACAAAGCAAACATCGGCAAATAAATGTCGTTGATTTTTAAGATTATGGTAGCATCGTTGGTAGCAAATAGACCAACGGTTGCGCCGCCCCCAAAGCGCGGTCGGCCACCAAAAACAATACACGACATTGATTTATCTAAAGTCGATGAGGTAATCCATGACGCAAAACTTGATGATGGTGTGCGAGGCCAAACTGGTTCTCGAAAAAGCAGGCAACGCAGAGCCAACAGGCAATATTGAAGCCGTTGTCACAACTTGGGGGCCACGCGAAGGCGCTGACGGTCGCAAGTTCAACTATCAACCCGAAGCATTTATGCAATGGGCAGAGTCGTTCAGCAAAGCTGGTCGTCCTCTCCCAATGTTCGTGAACCATGATGCTGATTCCATCCCTGTGGGTGAATGGACATCATTTGAGTTTGACGAAACTGGCATGAAAGCCTGCGGTCGTTTGTATGTCAACACCACTCAAGGCTCCGACTTGTATCAAGTGATGAGCGAGTCGCCAAATATGTTTGGTGGCGTGTCTGTTGGCGCATACGCCGAAGAATATCAGTGGACAAAAGAAGACGGCACTCCAATGACCGTTGGTTCTGATGACCCATACGAAGACGGCTACTTCCAAATCACCAAAGGTGGTCTGCGCGAAGTGTCAGTCGTGATGTACCCGAACAATCCAATGGCCGAAGTGCAAAAGCTGGAATATTTCCGCGCTGATGGCACTGCCGACCTGAAAGTTTTGGAACAAGCCCTGCGTGATGCTGGTCTATCCAAGAAAGATGCGGTCGCTGCCGCATCTACATTCAAGAAAGTAATTGAGCAGCGTGACGCTACTCAAGAGCCTATTGAAGCTGCGACGACTCAGAGCGATTCTGATGCGGAAGCGACCAACGCAGCAATTCTCGAAGCTCTTGAGCAACGCGAATTGTTAAAACTCCTCGACAAGCGCCTGAAAGGTTAATCATGTCAAAAGAAATCATCGAAAAATTGGATGCCATCGAAGCTAAACAAGCTGAGAGCATCGTGGCTGTTGAAGCCAAAATCCCTGCTGCCATTGAAGCTGTTAAAGCCGAAATGAGCGAAATGGTTGCCGCTTTGGAAGCCAAAGTTGCCGCTATTCCTGCTGCCGCAATCCACAAAGAAAAAGCCAAGAGCGTTCGCCAAGATGTGAACCGTTCTGTCAAAGAACAGCTCAAAGCAATTGCCGAAGGCAAAAACACTCTTGAGAAACAACTGCAAGTTTTTGCTGATGAATCTCAAATGGAAGCCTACATGAAAGAAGCCTCGGCTCTGACTGCTGGCGGTAACAACCAAGGTGGTCGTACTGGCTATGACCCTGTGTTTGCTGCTTTGCGTTTGGCTAACCCAATGCGCGGCGTGTCTCGCACTGTGGCTACCGATGGCTCTAGCTATCAATTCCGTGTGAAGACTGGCAATGCTGGTGCTGCATGGGGCTACACAATCCAGAACAACGGTTCGGCAACAACTGAAAACACTTCAATCTGGCAATTGGTTTTGCAAGACTTGAACGTGCAGTTCCCTATCCGTACTGCTGCTCTTGACGACATCGACGGTTTGGAAGCAAACGTGGTTGACGATATGTTGGCTGAATTCGCACAAGCCGAAGCTCTGTCAATGATTCAAAACAACGACCAAGGCTCTACCAGCTTGCCATACGGCGGCTCTAACGGTCTGCGCGGTTTGAACCAATACGCTGGCGCTGCTTCGACATACGCTGGTGGTTCTACTACTACTGCTGCCTTCGGCACTTCTGGTACTGGTTCTACAAGCGGTTTGCACAGCTTGGCTACTTATGACCAGTTGACTTCCAACGTGAACACTGTCGGTGCTGCAAACATCACCTACAAAGACGTTGTGAACTTCATCTACGCATTGCCGCAACAATACTGGACTGAGAGCGCCAAGTTCATCATCAACCCAGTCTTGTTGTCACAAATCCGTGGTTTGACAGACGACAACGGCACTCCTGTGTTTGAGCGTATGTCTCCTCTGGAAACCAATGGCATCGTTGGTCGCTTGTTGGGCTTCGACGTTGTGGTTAACAAGTACTTGGACAACCCAAGCCAAGCGACTGCCGCTTCTGCTGGCACAACTAGCTTGTACCCAATGTACTTCGGTGACTTCCAACGTGGTCACACCATCATCGACCGTCTGAACATGGTTATGCGCCGTTATGACCAGACAGCCCCCGGCTACATCACCTTCTTCGGTGAAAAGCGTCTGGCTACATCTGTGCGTGACCCATTTGCTATCGTGCGTTACCGCTCGACTGGCACTGCCGCCTGATAGTTGCCTTGGATGGGGAGTTCGCTCCCCATCTTTTTAACTCTCATTGGAAAAACTATGACTATCACCGAAAAAATCCTGAACGGCATTAAGCAAGCCATTACCGAAGGTGGCAAAGTCACCATTGACCTGAAAGAAGCCTCTGCAATCACTGGTTCTGGTTCGGGCGTTGGTGGTAATGTTGTATTCGACGATGCGTTTGCCGCCCTGCGTCAAGCAAACCCACTGCGTCAAGGCTCACGCCAAATTGCCGTGAACGGCTCTGATGCTCAATTCGTTGCCAAGACTGGTAACGCTGCAAACTCTACAAACCCTTGGGGTTACGAATTTACTCCCAACACAGGTTCTCCTGATGTTGATACATCCATTTGGCAACTGCCAGTGCGAGTGTTGGTTGCGCAGCTTCCAATCCGTACCGCTGTTTTGTCAGATGTGAATGCGCTCGACGCAACTTTGGTTGAAGACTTGGCTCTTGAGTTCGCTCAATTGGAAGGTCAATCAATGGTCTTGAACGATGACCAATCTGGCTCCACCACTGAATCCACAGGCGCTGAATACGGCTTGCGCGGTCTGGATAGCTATCCGTCTGGTTCCGTGAGCGCCTATGGCTCAAGCGGCACTGCAATGACCGATGGCTTGCATGACGTTGCCACGGTGTCTTTGGGCGGCTCTGCTGTGACCTACAACAAGATTGTGGACACTGCAAACGCTCTGCCAGCTCAGTATTGGTCATTAGAAGGCACAGCTTGGCACATGAGTCCAGCAATGATTTTGGCTCTGCGCGAGTTGAAGGATAGCTCTGGTATGCCTTTGTTCTTGGAAATTGGTGATGCTGATGGTGCGGCTGTTGGTCGCGTGTTCGGTTGGCCTGTTATTCCAAACCCATACCTGTCCACCGACTTCCCTGTGTACTTGGCAAATTGGAACCGCTTTTTGACGATTGGCGACACTGAGCAGATGAATGTTCAGATGTACGAGCAAACGCAGCCCGGCTTCATTACCCTGTACGCCGAAAAGCGCGTGGTAAGCTCTGTGCGCGACCCGTTCGCTGGTGTCCGTATTAGCGCAGCATAAGAGGTAAAAAATGGCGGCTGATTCACAACTCGGTTACTTGAACTACGGAGGCGGAACCCGCAATCCGTTCAACTACGCAAAGACAGAGCAAATCAGTCGTGACATTGCTACGCCTTGGCTGACGATGGATGAAGTCACCAATCAGTTAAACCTGTTTGATGATGAAAGCCAAGATAGTTACCTGACGGGCCTTGAAGTGGCCGTCAGAATGACTATTGAGGACTTTCTTGGAATGTCCATCTTTCCAACGTCATATCGTGTCTGGTACAACTCTGCGAGTTTGAACGGAACGCCTTTGACTTTGGACTTGCCAGAGGTAAGCCAGAACACAAACCCATTGCTTTCTGGCGTGACCATCAATGCGGTCAAATATTGGAACGACAACAACCCCCCTGAGTTAATCACGGTTGCTGCCGACCAGTATTACTACGACCCATCTGGCAACAAAGTTGTTGTGGCGAATCTGCCAACGAACCTCAACAGTTCGATGACTTCGCCTGTGATTTGCGAGTACACAACAGCGGCAAACCCCTTGGCGGCTTACCCCGTAATTAAACAGGCTGGTTTGCTGTTGTTGACTCACCTCTACAACAATCGTAGCGACACAACAGGCCCAATCCAGCACAACATTCCTTGGGGTGTTCAATGCTTGCTGCGCCCTTACAAACCATTGGTGATGTAAATGGCAATCGCACGTTTCGAGAACATTGCAATCAACAACCTCACTTTCTCAAAGAGTGATTTTGGTGAAGGCGCAACGGTTCAGACCAAATGGTTTGATACTCGCGCCCGTGTGTCTGATGTTGCGAATAGCTTGAAGATTGCTGACAAGTATCGTCTGTACCAAGAGCTGACTCAGTTCACCCTGAACTACACGCCAAACATGAAACAAATCGTGGATGGACAAGACCAATACTCAATCACTTGGCGCGGCCAAGATTGGCGTATTACGGATGTGCGCGAGGCAAACGACCGCATGACTGTGATGTTCTTGTGCTACCGCAATGACCCTGTGACCGCAGTATGACGACTCAGCTCAATCCAGTTCTGTACGGCAAGGCAATCCAATACCAATTGGCGAACATTGTCACGCCAGTCCCTGTGTACGCTTCGTTTAACCGCAACTTTGCAAAACAACCGAAGTTCCTCACATGGCAATTGCGTAATGTTCACCAACCCGTTTACACGGGCCAAACGAAAAGCAACAAGGGCATTGACCGTCCTGTTTTTCAAATCTCTATCTTCACTCAGAATATGGAAGATGGTTTCACTATTTCCAATCAGGTACTACAATCCCTACACGGTTATAGTGGTCAATTTGGTAGTCCGACCGATGGGTTCTTCATTGCGAAGGCCGATGTGGTTTGGCTATACAACAGCTATGACAACGAGCAGAATATGGCGCAGGTCTTTTTGGATTGCACCATCGACGTTCCAGCATAAGACAGTTACATCAACTCTTTTCAAAGGAAATCAAAATGGCTCTCATCAATAAAGTCTTACCCGGCTACGTTGCAACCCTGTGGTGTCAAGATGACGCAACCCCCACTCCTCTCACCGACACTCAGTTGAACACATGGACTGCACAAGTTGCAACCATTGTTGGCACTACTGCTGGTGGTACTGGTACTGCTGGCATTCAGATTCCAGTGGAAGCTGTGCCTGCATTCGGTGCTGACGATGCTGTTGCCGCTTACTCTGTGGCTGGCGCTCGTACTGGTGCAAAAATCACCACTCAAAACCAAGTGACATCTTTGGCTGTTACCGCTGCATGGAACCCTGCTGACACTGCTCAGTTGTTGATTCGTGATGACGGCTACAACGGCACAATCGTTCGCACTTATGTTGTTGCTGTTTATGACGGCACTGACACTGTTGCTTACGCCTTCAACGGCATGATTGGCGGTATGTCTTGGGATATGTCTCCATCTGCCGAAGGCAAGTTCAACTTCACAATCCACCCTGTTGGCGGCAACAGCTACGGTTGGTCTAACAACACCTAATACGACATCACATGACAGTTACAGTAAAAGACAATAGTGACCTCCTGAACTTTCTAGTAACCCAAGCCGATTCCCGCAAGGATTGGTTTGGGTTTACTCAGCAACGTCTGACGGCGGTTGCTTTGGCGCATGACATTGCTCGTCATCACGCCGACAAGCTAACTCCAGCTCAAGCTGTGCAATACGCACTCAGCTTGAATGAGGAGATTTACCACAAGATTATCAAAACCACACGATAGGACTCGAAATGAGCAAGCTCGCCTCTGCCTTTGGCAAGAAGTATGAAAGCGCGGTCGCGCAAATCCGAACAAAGACTTTCAGCATTGGGGGCCATGAATTCAAGGTTCGCGTCCCATTGACTGCTGAAATGACCGCTTTGCAAGAGCGCATTGCAAAGGTTGATGAAAGCAAACTTCAAGCCAAGTTTGAAGAAATGACCAAAGAGCTTCGTAATGCGCCCCCTGCTGGCGTTGAAGTTACAGAAAACGATGTCATCATCGAAGGTAAATCCACCCGTGAATTAGCGAATGCTGTTCTAATGATGGAAAGCCGAGTGGTTGAGTACATCCGATTGTTGATTCCCGTAAATGGCACGTTGGACGACATTACCTACGCCGAGATTGAGGAAGAATGGCCTCTGTCAGTGCAAATGGAGATTGTTGAAAAAGTTGCCGAGGCAATCCAGCCGGGCTACAAGGACACTCGAAAAAACTCCTAAGGGATAACCGTCAGCAAGCCCGAGCGTATGTTTGGGCGCATGGTGGTTGTCCCGACAACATACCAGCGAATGAAATGCAGAACATTGAGATTATGTTCAGTGACGGAATCATAGGAAACAAGGCCACGCTGTTGGCCTTGAGTATGCTTACCACTGGCAACCTCAACTCCAAGCTCAAGCCAAATTCGCCGCCTTTCACCATGAATCATGTGCTTCCATCGACGCATGACTACATCATTCCACCTCTGAGCGACGAGGAGCAAAGAGAGCAAGCCAATCGAAATATGATGGCATTCATGGCCTCATCCCCTAAAGCTCCTGAGAGCTTGAGAAAGGCATTCAATGGTGCAAATATTTAAAGAGGAAGGCTTTGAGGAGCTTGAGCAACAGCTCCTTGAGATGGCCCAAGGTTTTCGTGGCGACTTGGTGATGCGGAATACGGTCAACAAGGCCGTCAGAGCAGCCTTGGAGCCTGTCCTTGCCAGCGTCATAGCCAAAGCCCCGTATGACGATAAGAATGATGGCCCAATTCATTTGAGAGACACAGCCAGATTAGACGCAAGGATTCCAACCTCGTCAGATAGAAAGTCTGAGTTTGTTTCTCAAACAGATGCCGTCATTGGCGTTGTGTCTGTCAAGAAAAGTGCCGTTTCGCTATCTCAAGAGTTTGGCAACGCGAGAACGCCGCAGCATCCTTTCTTGCGAGTTTCGTTAGAAAGTAATCGCGACAATATCATCAACATACTAAAATCGGAGCTGGCTGTGAGCATCCCTGCTTACGCGAAGAAACTAGCCAAACGGAAGATTTAACATGGCCGCATCACAAAACATTGCTCGACTTGGTATTGTCCTTGGCTTGGACTCTAGTGAACTTGTCACCAAGATTACCGAGGCTCAACAGAAGTTTGGCAAATTCAAGGCTCAAATCAAGCGTGACAGTGAAGATGCGGCAAAGGAAATTGTGCGCCTTGAAATGGCGACCCGCAACTACGGGAAAACGCTTACCGAAGTTGAAAAGGTTGAGGAGCAGATTCGCCTTGGCAAATACAAGCATCAACCAGACATCATCATCAACAGCTTGAAAGCTCAAGCCGCAGCATACGACAAGGTTGCCGCAGCCGCCAAAGCAGCGGAGCAGGCCAAGATGGGCAAGTCTGGTGGAATGACGGCCCAACAGCAAGCCGCGCTTGGCTATCAGACAACCGACATCATCACAAGTTTGGCTGGCGGTCAAAACCCGTTCATGGTTATGCTGCAACAGGGCGGTCAATTGCGCGACCAATTTGGCGGATTCAAGCCGTTGTTTGCTGGCATCACTTCCGCAATTACGCCAATGATGGCTGGCTTGACCGCTGCCGCCGCTGCTGTCGGGGTGTTTTCTGCCGCCATCTATCAAGGTCGTAGCGAAAGCGAAAAGTTCCATAACACAATGATTTTGACTGGCAAATTTGCTGGCATCACGGAAGGACAATTCAATTCCTTGTCTATGGCTATTAAGCGTGACTTTGGCGGAACAATTGGCTCTGCGCGTGAAACATTGGATATGTTGGTTTCTTCTGGCAAGTTCACATCCGAGTCGCTTTACTCTGTTGGTGCGGCCATCACAAAGATTGCAAGTTTGTCTGGCGAGTCTGCTGATGATGTTGCAAAAAACCTGATTCCGGCATTGGACGGTTCTGCGTCTTCTGCTGCAAACTTAAACAAGCAATATCACTTTTTGACATTTGCTCAATACAAACAGATTGAAACTTTGAATGAGCAAGGCAAAGCTCAAGAGGCTATTAAGTTGACCTCTGACTTGCTTACCGAAAGTTTGACAAAGCAAGAGAAGCGAGTTGGTTATCTTGGGCGTATGTGGGCTTTCCTTAAAGACCAAGTAAGTGGTTTTTGGGAATGGATGAAAAGCATTGGGCGTGACGAAACGCCTATGGAAAAGATGCTCAAGTCTGCCGAAAAGTACGCAGAGCTTGCCAAGAATCCAAAATGGGCCAACACAGAGGTTGCAAAAAAGGCGCTGGCTGAGTACGAGAAATACGCCAAGATGGTTGGCGAGGAAGCAAAAAAGGTAGAAGACGAGGCTGTAATCAAAGCCAAGGAAGCGGAGCGTATCAAACTTGAGGAGCGCATCGGTGGCAATCGTAAGTATCGTGAAATCCAAAAGCAAATTGATGACGCTGCCGCAGAAGCCAACTACCAACGCGAAGCTCATGGTCTTCAAAAGATTGACCAACTTAAAAAACAAGCAGCTTTTGATATTGCCAAGGCGCTCAACGAACAAAAGCGCCTGATTGCCGACGAAGGTGGCGCAACTGAAATACAGCGCATGAAGTTGTTTGCCGAACAGGAGAAAGCAATTCTCCAGAAACTTGAGCGCGACAAAGAAGACATCTACAAAGAATCTCGCAAAAAGTTTGAGGATTTGGCAAAAACTGAGCAGGATTCAATTGAGAAAGAGCGCGAACGCTTGCAAGTCTACAAAGAGAACATTCTTGCAAGTCAGCAAGATTTGGACATCGCTTTGTCACGCTTAAAGACCCAACAAGATTTGGTCACTTTGAGCAAGCAAGAGAACATGAAAGACGCAGACCGCGCTATTGCAGAGTCTCGTATTCAGTACCTTGATAAACAGCGTGAAGCAGTCATCATGCAACGCGAGGAGTTGAAGCGCCTGCAAGACATGAATCAATCTGTGTTTAACAACATGGGCAATGCCATCGACAACTTTGTTCGCACTGGCAAGCTCTCTTTCAAAGATTTGACTCGTAGCATCATCCAAGACCTCATCTCGATTGCGATGAAAGCTCAGATGATGGCTATGTTCAAAGGATTTAACTTCTTTGGCCCTTCTGGTGGTGGCGCTCCTGTTGGTGATTTTGGTGGCCCATCAATGGCTGCTGCTCCAACATTTGCCGCCAATGGCGCTTCTGCTGATGCTGGTCAACCGTTTTACGTTGGCGAACAAGGGCCAGAATTGTTTGTGCCCCAAGGCGCTGGCACAATCATGCCAAACAAGATGGTTGGAGCCATGATGAACAATCAGCCTCAAGTCGTCTACAACGGCCCATACATTGCCAACATGAGTGCCATTGATACACAGTCGGCCACGCAATTCTTGGCAAAGAACAAACAAACCATTTGGGCTGTGAACCAATCCGCCCAACGGTCTTTACCAGTGAGCAAGTAACATGAGTCTGCAAACCATTCTTTCAATCAGCGAATCGGTTGGCATTAATGACCAACGCTTTGTTGGTCAAACAATCAGCCGAAACCAAAAAATCACAACGTCCGAAGTTTTGACGGTCGTGCCTTTTGCGTTTGAACTCAAGCCAATGAATTACCTTCTGTATTCGCAGAATCGTGGGGTTCTCAATAGCTTGCGTATTCCTGACAAAGCCTTGACTCAGTACATCAATTTTGGTTCAACTGGTTGGGTTAACTACATCCAATATCAGGGCGACATGACACCAATTCAGATTGGTAACTGTCAATGGCAGACATCAAGCGCAAACAAGAATTTGGTGCTTGGCTCATTGCCGTCAATCTCTAGTTCAAAATATTTGTTCAGAGCTGGTGATTTTGTTCAGGTTGGTTTGTACTCATACATTGTCACCGCTGACGTTACGCGAGGCCCAAACCCAACCGTGAACGTGCCTGTTCATCGTAGCCTAATTGACGCTTTGACAACAACTGTTGCTTGTGTTGCTGGAGAATTTGGAACTACCATTTCGATGGGCGGAAGCACATATACTGGTGTGACATTCCCTGTTGTGCTTCGCGACTACCCAACATACACTTTGACACCAATCACAAACGACTCTTTCATTAATTGGAGCGGCTCGTTTAAAGCATTTGAAAGTGTCCTATGAACATCATCGCTCCTGTTGATGGTACAAGCAGCATTCGTATTGCTGACTTTCTCCGTGTAAACACTGGAGGAGACATCTATCGTTTCACCACAGCGCCTTCGGACACTTTGGTTCCTGCTGTTGACTCGACGGCTTTTAGTGCAGTGGGTACATTGATGAAGGTTGGCGATGTCCAGCGCGACATCAAGAGTACAGCCAACGAAACAACGGTCACATTGGTTGGTATTGATACCGCAATGTTGGGTTGGGTGCTTGGTCAAACTGTAAAAGGCTCACAGATTGAAATGTGGCATGGTTTCTACAACGAAGACAATGAGCTTCTGACAAGCGGCGGCACTGGCGGCTTGTATCAGTTTTTTAGTGGTGTCATCACATCATTCACTATCTCTGAAACATGGATGGAGGAGGCCCGTGGTTATGTTGGAACAATCACGATTGCTGCATCTGCCATTCAGCTTATTTTGCAGAATAGGATTGCTGGTCGATACACAAACAACAACTCATGGCAGTTCTTCAATAACGGCGACACTTCAATGAATCGTGTGAACTTCATTGAGACAATCAACTACCAATTTGGCAAAAACGCATGATTGTTCGTAAAGCGACTCCATTTGATGTGCCTGTCCTTTTGGATATGCTTCGTCGATATAGGAAGTTGACTCCTTTGGCATTTCTTGCGGAAGCTGACGATGCTGAATATGTAACAAGACTGTTGACTGAAATGATGGCGGGGAAAGGTGTTGTCCTTGTTGTTGACAATGATGGCATTGTTGGTATGTTGCTTGCTTCAATCTCCCCAAGCATTTGGTCGCCAAAACATCTTTTGATGACAGAGTTGGCTTATTGGGTTGAGCCTGAGTCCCGTGGTGGAACGGCTGGATATAGGCTTCTTGCTGAGTACAAGAAAATAGGTGAACAAATGAAGGCTGAAAAGCGCATCTGTAATTTCTTAATCAGTAAAATGAGCAATAGCCCGAACTTGCAGTATCAGAAGTTCGGATTCGACAAACTAGAAGAATTTTGGGTGGCCTAATATGCCGGGTTCAATCATCGTAGCGGAGCTTGTAGCAGGCGGTTTGGTTTCGGCTGGATTTTGGGCAACTGCTACGGCATTTGCAATCAACATGGTTGCCGCCTCAATCATTTCCAAGTCGTTTGGGCCAGATGCGCCAAACACAAATGATGCAACCTCAAATCCCGGAAGTCGCCCACAGCTCGCCCCCGCTGGCGACAACAAGGTTCCTGTTGTGTATGGCTCCGCCTATCTTGGTGGAATCATTACAGACTTGAGCATTACGTCTGACAATCAAAAGCTGTTCTATGTCTTAACGCTTGCGGAAGTGACAAATACAGAAACAGGCGGAACTCCTGATACATACACATTTGGTAATGTGTATTGGGGTGGGAAGAAATGCGTTTTTGGCACAGGCTCAAATGCTCACAAAGTTGTCGGACTGCTAGATGAATCGACTGGCGTTACGGATGAAACGGTAAATGGGAAAATGAACATTTACTTGTTCAAAAACGGCTCGTCATCTGGCGTGAACACTTCATTGTCTGCTATTGAAGTAATGAATGCGTCTGGTCTTGTTTACACATGGGACTCAACCAAGTTGATGAGTAACGTGGCATTTGCAATCATTGAGTTGACTTACAACGCTCAAGCAAACATTACTGGCATTCAGCAAACCAAGTTCCAACTTACAAACAGCCGCTACAAGCCCGGCGATTGTTTCAGCGATTATTGGCAATCTCAGCGTTACGGCGCTGGCCTTTCTTTGACTGAAATCAACACTGACTCGCTAGATGAGCTGAACACTTATTGTGACGGCAGTTTCTCGTACACAACATCTGGCGGAAGCCCTGCCACTCAGTCTAGGTTTAGGTTTGATGGCGTATTGGAAACATCCAACACCATTATGACCAATATGCAATCAATGGCATCTTGCTGTGATTGCTTGATTAAGTACAACCAGATTGAAGGCCAATGGGGTGTCATTGTGCAAAAGCCAAGCTACACGGTGGTTATGGACATCAATGACTCAAACATGGTATCTGCAATTCAAGTGTCACCAATTGACCTTGCATCAAGCTATAACATTGCCGAAGTAAAGTTTCCAGACGGGACGGCAAAAGACAGCTTCAACACTTCGACTTTCGATTTGGCGGAAATTAACCCATCGCTACTATATCCAAATGAGCCAATCAACAAGCAGACTATCAGCCTGCAATTGGTGAACAACAGCGTTCGCGCTCAATATTTGTCAAACAGGTTCTTAGAGTCTGCGCGTGAAGACTTGCAAATCAAGGTTGACATTAACTTTTCTGGCATTCAATTGGACGCTGGCGATGTGGTCACATTGACAAACGCAAACTACGGATGGGAAGCAAAGCTGTTCCGAGTATCGCAAATTGTTGAAAAGTTTAGCGATGACGGACAAGTGACTGCTTCTTTGTCTTTAATGGAGTTCAATGCTGAAATCTATGACGACAAGGACATCACCCAGTTCACTCCATCGCCCAATACTGGAATCGGCTCTCCTTTGGGCTTTGGATTGCTATATGCACCAACAGTCACAAACATTCAGTCATCATCCCCAGTTCCATCATTTGATGTGTCTGTAAGAGCGGCAAGCAATGGCATCGTCCAGTATGCAGAGGTGTACTACTCGGCTTACGCATCACCAAGCCTATCGCAGCGTTTCTTTGCTGGAACAACCGCTGTGAACCCCGGCGGAAATCCATACACTCCTGCTGCGTTGATGGGTTCCGTGACCTTGAGTAACATCCCTCAAGGCGATTGGTACTTTGCCGTCAAGTATGTAAACTCTCTTGGCTCAAGCGACTTTTCCGCTTCGTCGTCAGTCTTTCAATGGCGACCATTGACATTCCAATTTGGCAAGCGATGGTTGGCAGTCGCATACGCAGACAACGCGACTGGAACAAGCGGATTCAGTTACGACCCTCGCGGCAAGGATTACTTCGGTATCTACAACAACGACACCGCAAACGGCGGAACAGACCCTACGCTATACACATGGTACGAGTCTACGGCGTTTGGCACTTCCAACTATTTGCTTTATGCAAACCGTCAGAACCGAAAGTTTAGTTTTGCTGTTGGCAATGCTGGCTATGTGAACCTTGGCGGCGCATTCGTTCCATCAAACACATCGCTGTACGACTCAACACAATGGTCTGCTCTGCTTGACCCTGCAAGCGGAGTTCAAAGTTTTATAGACTTGGATGTTCGCACTGGTCAACTCACAATCGCTGGAGCCACTGGCAACAACGTGAACGATGGCTTCCTTGCTGTGACCAACAACACAGATGGCTCAATGAAGGTCAACTTGCATGACTTCTTGAACTTTGGCGCTGGCGTTTACTCAAAGTCCTTTACTGCCGCCACACTTACTGTTGACGTTTATGGTCGCGTGATTGGATTTACCGAGGCTGACAACTTCTATTACACAGAAGATGTGTTTAGCGCAACCTCTGGTCAAACCAGTTTCAGCGTCACGCATACAGTGGGATGGGTTCTTGTGTTCCGTGATGGCATCTTGCTTGACCCAACTGAATACACGGAGACTGGCACAACTGTTGTGATGAACACGGCTTGCGCGTCTGGAGAGAAGGTTGTGGTCATTTATATGCGAGGCAACAGCACCGCAGAATACTATGAGCCTCTAAACATCACCATTGATACAAGCGGCTCAAACACAGTCACTTACTCAGAATTGCCTTGGAATCAAGTTCAGGCTGGAGATGAGATTGCATTTGCAAATACAGGCTCCCCAACCCTTTACACGGTTTCAACAGTCAACCAAGCGACCAAAGTCATCACATTCACAACAACAATTTCTGGCGCTACCGCTGGTTTGTCGTTGTATCGTTACCGCGCTGCTGGTTCTGATTACGCCCCGTTCACTCGTTACGACCAAGATGTAGTTGGAATCACAAGTTTCTTGCCGACTGAGTATGAAATCAGAAATGGTTTTGAGTTCTTGTTTGTAAATGGTGTGCAAATCAGCGAGATTGACTATGACATTAATCCATCAACCAATGAAATTGGCGGCTTCCCATCGCCATTGACAGGTCGTTTGAGCGTGATTCAATTCACCCCGAACAACTTAGCAGTCCCTGCAAGCAACATTTCAAACACTCCAACTTACTCTGTAAGCGGTCAAGCCACATACCCATTCAACAGCAATCCTCTGTCAATGGAAGTCTATGCAAACGGTTGTTTATTGGCAAAAACCTATGACTACAACGCCTACGCCGCAAGTTGGGTATTGACCACGCCTTTCGGCAATAATGACACCTTGCTTAATCAGCAAACTTTTGCGAGAATTGGCGCTGCCTAAAGGAAAACTATGACTCAGGCTTTCAACCTTTCACAACTAGCAAACAACCTCAATTCTTCTGGTCAACTTGACGCAACAGATGGATTGACAAACGCTGTTCCCGTTGCCAATGGAGGAACTGGTGCAAGCACCGCCTCCGCTGCTCAAGTAAATCTTGATGTTCCCGCAACAGATGGCACGGGAGCAACTGGCGAATGGCCTATTGATATTTCTGGAAATGCTGCAACAGCCTCTGCTGCCACGGCGTTTTCAACAACGAATTGGACTATTGAGCAGTCTGGCTTGAATCTTGTTTTTAAATACAATGGCGTTGCTGTTGGTTCAATTTCAAGTGTTGGTGTTCTTGGTGGCGCTGGTGTGTCAACAACAGGCTCAATTTCGGCTGGAACATCAATTTCATCTGGAACAACTATTTCTGCTGGCTCAAGCATTTCGGCGACAACAAACATCACGGCTGGTGTCAACATTACAGCAACTGGCACAGTGACAGCAAACGGAACATAAGGAGTAAATCATGGCAACACTTACAGCATCTGGCGTTACAACGTCTAACGGGCAGTTAGATGGCTTTTATACGGGTTCAACTGGAAATAACTCAACTTTCCCTATTGGCTCTATTGTTTGCATGAAAAATGGCAACGTCACCGTGGCGCAGGCCTCAACTCCGTATTCTCCGGGAACCGCTGCTAGCTACGATTTTTGGTCTTCCGCTGGTCAAGCTAGTGGAAGCGTGGCATTGGCTGGCACTTGGAGAAGTCGAGGACGCTCTGGTGCAGGTAATTGTTCAGATTGGTTTATGGTTCAAAGAATTGCTTAAAGGAAACACAGTATGCCCCACACTATTGGAAATATTACTTTTGGCGTGATTAAAAATGTTCGCAAATCTGGTGACGAAGAAGGAACGTATTTTGCCGATGTAGAGATACAAGAGGCCGAGGGTTTCCCTTTTGAGGCGCATTACTATTGCGCTCGCGCAGATGATTTTGCGACTACTGGCAAGTGGGTCTACCAACAAATTATTGATGGAAACTACGAAGGTGAATTGACGCAATTGGCTGCTGGCGTAGACCCTGTTACGGGGTTGGCTATTCCTGCTAGAAACGAGCCAGAGCAACCAACAACTCAAGGCTCTCAAACGCTGTGATTCAATCTATAACCCCCGCCCATTCCGTTACTTATGACGGCGCAACCTTGAATGTGTATCACGCAAACAAGGGGCAGGGGTTGCCTCGCCATGAACATATCTACGCTCATCTAACCATGTGCCATGCTGGTTCAGTCTTGGTCACTAAAGAAGGCAAGTGCCTCACAATGACTAAAGAAACTCAGCCTGTGAATCTCACGGCTAATGAGTGGCATGAGATTGAAGCCTTGGAAGATGGAACTGTGTTTGTAAATGTGTTTGCCGAAGGCAAATATTGAGCCATTGATTTCTCTGACACGATAAAATAAGACATCCGTAGCCCCGTGAGTACATGGGGAGCGTCACAACCTGAGTTCAGGGAAATGTCAAATGGCACTCTTTTCGCAAAACACCCTTACGCAAGTAAGCGGTTTCGACAACCCCATCATTGCTGGTGAATTGGTGTGGGAACAAAAAACATACTGGAACCTTACATTAAGGTCTGGTTCTACTCCAGTTAATTTAACTGGCGTTGACATTGATGCACAAATTGTTCGTCGCACAGTCACAAACCTTACGGACACTCGCAACGGATTGACTTTTGATGTTGGCAATTACAGCCCAACGCCAACACCCGTTTCTCTTTCTATTGCAAACAGAAATGATGCCGCTGGCTCTTTCACGTTGCTGATTGACGATTCATCTTGGGATTTGATTTCAAGCGACCCTGAGTTGGACATCAATGCTCAAGACCCCGTGTGCTTCACAGGGCGTATCAAGATGGGCTTTCCCGCATCCTCTCCAACTCCCGCAGAAGACAACATCATTTTCTTGATGTTCTTGGTTCGTTCTGACGGCGTTGTGGTTGTTTAAGGGGTAAGACATGGCAAACATTTCAGTCACAGTTGAAGATGCAAACAACATCATCCTTGAACTCATCCCTGTTCCAACTCAAACCATCACGATTGACCGTGGCGTTGCTGGCGTTGGCATTGAATCCATCACTGTTGTAACGATTGACGGCGACCAATATCTTCAAATTGAATTTACAAATGGCACAACATCTGATGTTGGCCCAATCAGCGCGACAAGTTACACGGGCGTAACTCCAATCGTTGTAAACAACACAACCAACCAGATTTCATTGGACACAGTGCCAGTGGCCTCTGGTGGCACAGGCGCAACAACAGCGTCTGGCGCACGAACCAATCTTGGACTTGGCTCGATTGCAACTCAGAACACCAACAGCGTAACCATTACAGGCGGCTCCATCACTGGCATTACCGACTTGGCTATTGCTGATGGTGGCACTGGTGCATCAACGGCTGCTGATGCTCGTACAAACCTTGGGCTTGGCACTGCGGCAACAACTGACGCAAGCGCATACGCAACCGCCGCTCAAGGCGCAACTGCTGACACTGCCTTGCAACCATCTGACGTTGGAACTATTGCCTCTCAGAACTCAAACAGTGTTTCTATCACTGGCGGCTCAATTACTGGCATTACTGATTTGGCTATTGCTGACGGCGGCACAGGCGCATCCACGGCCTCAGACGCACGAACCAACCTTGGCCTTGGTTCTGCTGCCGTATTGACCGCAGGAGCAGCTTTAGGCGCGGCAACGCTTGACGCTGGTGGCACTGTTCCTCTGTCTCAAATTCCAGCCTCTATTCAGGGCGGCTTGATTTATCAAGGCACTTGGAATGCCTCAGCCAACACTCCAACTTTGACTTCTAGTGTCGGCACAAAGGGTCATTACTATGTCGTGAGCGTTGCTGGCTCAACCAACTTGAATGGCATTACCGATTGGAATATTGGTGACTTGGCTGTTTTCAATGGCTCAGTTTGGGAGCAGATTGACAACACGGATGCTGTCACTTCGGTTAATGGCTATACAGGCACAGTCGTTTTGACTGCCGCTGATGTTGGGGCATTGGCAAGCGTCACATCTTCTGATGGAAGCATCACAGTTAGCCAAGTTGGTACTGCTGTTGATTTGGCTGTATCTGCCGCCTCGCCTGCTTCTACTTTGCTTTTGCAAGTTAGAAACAACTCTGGCGCAACAATGACAAAAGGCACTGTCGTTTATGTAAACGGCGCTGTTGGTCAATTGCCAACCATTGCCAAGGCTTTGGCGACCTCTGATGCCACTTCTGCTCAAACACAGGGCTTGGTCACTGCCGACATTTCAAACAACTCAAATGGTTATGTGACCATTGTTGGCTTGGTGACTGGTTTAGACACCTCTGCTTATTCGGATGGAGAGCAACTTTACTTGAGCGGCACAACTGCTGGCGCAATGACTGGCACAAAACAATATGCGCCAATTCATTTGGTTTATGTTGGTGTGGTCACTCATGCTCATCCGACACAAGGAAAGATTCAAGTCAAAGTTCAAAACGGATATGAGCTGGACGAGATTCACAATGTCAGCGCACAGACACCAAGCAACGGACAAACCATTGTTTACAACAGCGCAACAAGCCTTTGGGAAAACAACACCGTTTCTTTGACCGCTGGCGTAAACGGAACATTGCCTGTGGCTAATGGCGGCACTGGCGTTACGACCTCAACTGGCTCTGGAAGCGTAGTTCTTGCCACAAGCCCAACCTTTGTTACGCCTTTGCTTGGAACTCCAACAAGCGGCGTATTGACAAATTGCACAGGCTATACCTACGCAAACCTATCTGGTTCTATTCCAACTTGGAATCAAAACACAACTGGTTCTGCTGGCTCTGTTGCCAACGCATTGACCATTGGCACTGGTTTGAGCGGAACCTCATACAACGGCTCGTCTGCTGTAACCATTGCCTTGGCTAACACTTCGGTAACTGCTGGCTCGTACACGGCGGCAAGCATTACCGTTGACGCACAAGGTCGCATTACTGCCGCATCAAACGGCTCAAGCGGTGGCGTGACTAGCGTTACTGGTACTGCGCCTGTTGTGTCTAGTGGCGGAACGACTCCAGCAATCAGTATGGCTGCGGCCACTACTAGCGTTAGCGGATATTTGACAAGCACTGATTGGAATACGTTTAATAACAAACAGCCCGCTGGTTCGTATTTGACATCTGGAGGTGCTTTAGGAACTCCGTCAAGCGGAACTTTGACAAACTGCACGTTCCCAACATTAAACCAAAACACAACTGGTTCTGCCGCCTCTTTGTCTGCCAACTTGCCTGTGTCTCGTTTAAACAGCGGAACAAGCGCATCTTCATCAACATTCTGGCGCGGCGATGGTGTATGGGCTGCTCCAGCTTCTGCTGCTATCGGTTCAACAACGCAAGTTGCTTACAACAACGCTGGAACGATGACTGGTTCTGCCAATCTGACTTTCAACGGCACAAACCTGACTTGCGGCGGCACAGTCACAGCCAACTCTGATGAATCTTTGAAAATCAATTGGCGCGGTTACTCTGATGACTTTGTTGAGCAACTTGCACAAATCAAGCATGGAACGTATGACCGTATTGATGTTGAACTGACTCAGGACGGCGTATCTGCTCAGTCATTGCAAAAACTGCTTCCAAACTCTGTGTTGAAAAATGAAGATGGAATTTTGTCTGTTGCCTATGGCAATGCCGCATTGGTTTCCGTCATCAAACTTGCAGAGCGCCTGTTGGCCGCAGAGTCTCGTATTGAACAACTTGAACAACTTTTGAAAGCAAAATGATGGCTACGATTAACTCAACAGAGGCCCGACTTGATACGCATGAGGAAGTCTGTGCAATGCGCTATGAGCAAATCAATGCTCGATTAAAGCGCCTTGAGGCCATCATAATCAAAGCGTTTGGCATTATGACCGTGGGAATGGCTGGAGTAATCTGGTCAACCTTGCTACCTCACGTTAAGTGAAGTGCTTGACCCAATCACAATTGGGTTAGCTATCAAAGCAATGCAGGGTGCTTTCAGCGGCATCCAATATTGCTGTGAAGCCTTGTCAGATGGTAAGGTTCAAGTTCAGAAAATCAAGAAAGCCGCAGAGGATGCCCAAGCCATCGTAAAAGAGGTCAAGGGCATCTGGGGAATTATTCGTGGATTGTTTGGAGCTGCTCCACACAAAGCAGAACCAGCTCCGCATATTCAAAGCTCATCAAGTGAGCCTGCCAAACCAAAGCCAAAGGAAGTGTTCGTCAAGCACATCCCAACTGAGGCTGAAATCGTCCAACAATTTGTGACTCACGTTGGCGACTTCTATCATCATCATCGTGAGCTGTCGGAACTGTACGAAACAAAGTCCGAGGAGGTCTACGCAATGGATAGGCCAGACCCCCGAGACATCCTCCTCCTTTCTCAAATCAGGCATGAGCTTGATGGGGCATATATGAAGCTCAGTGGCATGATGCGAGGCGCTCATGTACCTCCGCAATTAGGCCCATTGTGGGACAATTTCCACAAAATATACGAGAACGCAAAAGACAAACAGGCCGCAAGGCGGGAACGTGAACGTATTAGGAAACAGCAAGAGTCATGGCTACGCGAGGAGGAATATCTGCAAAGGGTAGAACTAACAGCGGCAGTGTTTCTAACCTTGCTGTTCGTTCTGGAGCTGTGGGCCGTATGGATAAATTCATTTACAGAATGATTGTTGGATTGGCTTGTCTGATATTGGCAATCGTCCTCATCGTCACTCCAATTGTCACCAGAATGTTCATTGACATGGATAGGCGTGAAAAGCGAATAATAGAAGCCGAAAAACGAATACAGAAAAAGATAGAACAGCTTGAACAACCTGAACTACCGAAAGGCGAATGATGCTATCTTTATTTTCTACCCTTGGCGGCTTATTGCTGTCCATGTTTCCAAAGCTGATTGAGCTATTCCAAAGCAAAGCAGACCAAAAGCACGAAGCTGAGTTGGCTCGCATTCAAACAGAGCGTGAGCTTGCTCTAGCTGCCGCTGGCTTTACTGCCCAAGCCAAGGTCGAGGAGATGCGAACCGACCAAGTTTCTATTCAGGCTGATGCTGCCATGACTCAAGCCGCTTATTTGCATGAGGCAAAGGTGCTAGAAAGGGCTGCGCCGTGGGTTTCTACCTTTGTTGGTACTGTGCGCCCCATCGTCACCTATTTGTTCGTCCTAGAGCTTGTTTTCATCAATGCTGGTCTTGGCTACTATGTGTGGACACATCCAGACATGATTAAGAGCGTGGAAGACTTGGTGAAAGTCGGCAATGAGATTTTCAGCGAAGATGAAATGGCAATGCTTGGCGGCATCATTGGTTATTGGTTCGGCTCTCGCGGTAACAGCAAGAAATGATTACCAGCAACGAAGGCATTGAGCTGATGCACAAGTTTGAGGGCTATCGTGACAAGCCCTATCAGTGCAGCGCCGCCATGTGGACGATTGGGTGGGGTCATGTAATTTACCAAGACCAAATCAAATACCCTATTGTTCGCAAGGAAGGCTACACAGGGATGCTCAGACCAGAGTACCCTTTAAAACCAGAAGACAACAGAGTGTGGAGCAAAGATGAACTCAAAGAGATATTCAGAAAGGACATCCGAAGTTTTGAATCTGGTGTTCTTAGACTTGCTCCCAATTTGGTTGGTCGTCAAGGTGCTTTCGACGCTTGCGTTGCGTTTTCCTTCAATGTCGGATTGGGGAATTTTCAGCGGTCTACTATTCGGATGAAGATTGGTAGAGGGGAGTGGGATGCCGCTGCCGAAGCGTTTATGAGTTGGACTAAGGCTGGCGGAAAAGAGCTGCGCGGCCTTGTGCTTCGTCGCACTGCTGAACGCAAGCTCTTTGAGACTTCTATCGAGAAAGATAGCTGACGGCAATCAAGAATGCTGTTACCGCAATGATGGCAACAGCGAAGATGAATGCAACTAGGTTAATGACGTTTTCCAATTAGATGCTCCTTTGCTTCGCCAAGTGTTTCAAAGTATTCATCACAGACCTTGCAACGCCACAAGATTTGCCTTGTGACTTTTGCAAGGTTCTGTTCTCTACCCCGATAGCTTGTTAGAACCCTTGAGTCGCCCCGTAGCGACATCACGCTCTCTAAACTTGATGGCAATCTTGCATTTGTTTTCATTTGTCTTTGGGATTGGCTTCGGCTTTATCTTCTCTTTGGGCCAAGGTGCATTGGGGGCTAGTACTGTCTTGATTTTTGTCATGTTTTTTACCGAAGATTGCTTCAAATTGTTTTGCGAATGTGTCATGGCCGACACTGAATGGGCGCGGTGCGCTTCCTTTTCCGCCGTCACTCATTTTTTCACTCCTTTTGGCATTCCTGCTTTTGAGTAAACATAGAACTCAGTGTTTTCTAATGATGGCTGTTTAGAGCGAGCCAAAGAGCCAAACTTTTTGCCGTTGGCTTTTTGGTCTGCCTCTTTGCGGATGGTAGAAAGAAACTGTGGCATATACGTTTGAACGTATGAGGGATGGAATGCGTTGATGCTCATAGCAATTCCCATCCAAACGCGACTGACAACCAAAGAATCTTGCATAGCAATCCAAGGCCAACAAGAAATAGCGCCGTCAACATGACGCTTGTTACAAGGTCTAAAAATGCTTTCACCAGAAAATCCAATCAAAAAATGCGGCTGCTACAACAATGAGAAAGAGAATGTGAATGTCTGTTATTGGCATTTCATAATCCTCTGCTGACGACCTGAGCGGCCAACTCTCGTTCCTTCGATTTTGATGTAGCCCTTTTCCAGAAGTGCTTTGTATCTCGCTGTCACGCTTGAATAGGGGAGCGTGGGGAAAAGTTCTAGAACTTGGTCGCTTATACATCCGTTGTCTCCAAATGATTTGATGGCTTCATAGACCATCTTTTCCATCTTTGTTGTGTCTACTTTTTCTGCTGCTTCAAATGATGTCTGTGGGTCGTTTCTGCGAAATAGTTTTGCGATGTGTGTTCCGAAATTCATCATGTCATGTCCTGTTTTATAGGTGGGGGTACTCGCTGCACTGCGTCTTTCTATGCTATGGGCATAACGACTACGGCATCCGCTTTCCCCCCGTGAAACTTATTTTGTTTCTTCCAGCTCCATTTGGTCTGGAGATTTTGCATTCTCCACTGAGCAACCTTTGCTGATTGCCTCAACCAAATCATCCTGTGTTGCCACACGGAGAGTCAGCATAGAGTTTGCAACGTGAGACAAAGCCTGTGAGCGAACACTTGCTTTGACCAATCGAATGTCGCCACTTGGAGTGCCGACCAGATAGATGCGCTGTGTAGCCATGATTACACCCCGCAACCGCAGACTTGCTTGCCATTCATGCCGACATAGCAGCGGTATGGAGCGTACTGAGGGCAAGATGCAGCGGCAACGCCAGAAGCAACCAAGAGAGCGATAGCAATAAACTTTTTCATGTGATGTCCTATTTGATGGTTAAACGGTCTTTTGTGACGATGTGAGCGCCTTCGATTTCTTTGCCATCCATCAAGGCTTGCTTGACTTTTGACTTTGAGACTTCTGGCGGCTTTGGTTCATCATAAAACTCCGGCGGGAATGTTGCTTCATCGTCAATCACAACGGAACTGTCGCGATTCAGATATAGCTTCACTTTAAATGACCCATCATCCGCCAAGAATTCAGTCCTACCTACCGCCCTCATTTGTTCGGTAAGGTATTTCTTCAATCGTTCGGATTTTTTCTTATGGGCATCTCGCAGTGCCGTAACTCGTTTAAGTACGGCATTTGCCTGTTCCACTTCTAATTCTGTGTTCAGAATGTAAGCGGCGACCTGTGACAGCTTATCGCTAATCTGGTCATGTAGCTCCTCGAAGCGAGGTGTCATCACCCCGTCTTCGTCAAACATTTCGTCAATACTCTGACGAAACTCGTTGGTTAAAGCGTAGAGGGAGGCCATTCTTAGAATGGAATTTCCATGTCGTCGTAGTTGACATCGCTAGATTGCAATTCAGCAAACTGCGGGGACTTCTTGACGTTCTCTTTAATCCAATCAGGCAGGTCGTTGAACGCATCCCAATTTGGCTCGGTCATATCGAAATAAATGACATCATTCACTGGGTCTGGTTTTTCGTGGCGAAACTCTTTGGTCAATGGCTTCACGCTTGCCACGTTCACATAGGTGCGACCGTCTTTGGTTGTGTGAGTAACATTAACCATGCAGTATGCGCCAACAATTTTCTTGACCTCAAAGCCTTCGAGTTCAGCCTGAGTGAATGGAACGCCGCGCCAAGACTCTAAATCCTTACGCAAGGCCGATGTTTCGGCTAACGACAGGGTATATGTCTTGCCGATGGTCATTTGCTTTTGAACGCCGTCGATTTCGATTGTCATGGGTGTGCCGTCAGCCTCCTCCCCAAGCAATTCCCATTGAATGCGAACCTTGTGTTGTCCAGCGCTGTATTCTGTAACTTGATCGCCCATGTCGGCAAACATATAGCATCGTGCAATGTGTGTTCCGATTGGGATTTTTTTGAAGTCTTTGCTTCCGTTGTCTTTTGCTACTAAAGCCATTTTGGTTTCCTTTGTGATACCGCAATTAAAGGCTTGCGGAAACGCCTTTTTCCATCTGCTCAAGCAGATTTCTTTGAGCTTGCATGACTTTCTCTGCCTGAGCAAGAAGTTCACAAAGCTCAAATACTGATGATTCAAGGTAGCCTACATGGAAGGCTAGTCGAGCATCTTGATTTTTGCTGTGATTGGTCGCCGCTGCTCGGGCTGCATCAATGACGATGAATGGACTCATACCGCCGTCCAGAGAACAACAAATGCAACAAACGCAACGGCAACTAGAATTTTTTTAAGTAGGTTCATGGCTCACTTGCCTCCTTGATTGCTTGTTCCATGTTTTCTTTGCAGTATTCCTCAACTTCTAATCGGTCTTCGCTGGTAAGCTGCTCCCAAATGTCTTTCTTGTTGCGAATGACATAGATTTCCCAAAGGTCACGTTCGCCAACGGTTTTGTCGCCGGGGATGAAAGTGTAATTCACCAGAACGTCAGGGAACTGCTCTGTTGACCATTCCTCAAGATAATGCTCAAAGCTGCCTTGAAAGTTTTTCATGTCAATACCTTTGCTTGAGCTGCTGCTGCAATTGCTTTAAGCAAAAGCGTTTCGCTGACTGTTTCGCCACGTTCTTCGTATGGCTTAGAAGTAAAAGCATCTGGATAGCTGATGTACCCAACTCCATGCTCATAGACCTGATACAAGGCATACGTTTCGTTTTTTACTTGATACAGACCAATCGAAGGCCAAGATTCCTTCTTTTGCCAGTCTTGTGGACAGACATCTACTTGTGTGATTTCAATGATGTATTTCATGTTGTTTCCTGTGTTGTCATTCCTATCGGACAAGCGTAGTATACACAGCTAAACAGTCGAGTAAAGTAATCCCGACTAAGTTGAAGGGTCTATACCAGTATAGGGAAATCAACTATAATCCGACACATGAAAAAACAAGACGCAATCAAGTTGGCTGGCAGTGCCATCAAACTCGCCAAGGTTCTCGGTATCACAAAGGGTGCTGTGTCTCATTGGGGTGAAGACATCCCAAAGGGACGAGAGTACGAACTCCGTTACATCAAACCCGAATGGTTCCAAGAGGAGAAAAAGAAATGAACTACGCGCCAGAATCAGAAACAGACGCTTTGATTCAAGATGACAATAGAACCCCTGCTCAAAAACTGTTGGACACAATGATTGCCCAACGTGACACCTTTGAGCAAGGGCAGGATGATTACCGCATCCTGTACCAAATCGCACTTGAGTTAATTGAAAAGGACATGAAATGAGCTACGCAGAAGTCGAAATGAAAGTCATCCAATGGTCGGAGGCTCGTAAGATTATTCCGAACAGCACCCCTATTGCCCAATGGAAAAAGGCCGCAGAGGAGCTGGATGAGCTTCGTGATGCTCTGGTCAAGAATGACCTTGCAATGGCAATTGACGGCGTTGGTGATACCGTGGTGTGCCTCATCAACATTTGCGCCTTGTTGGACATCAATTTGGTGGAGTGCTTGAAGGTTGCCTACGAAGAAATCAAAGACCGCAAGGGTACGATGAACGCAGAAGGCATTTTCGTCAAAGAAGTGTGATATAGTTTTTGAAACAGCGGCTAGGTCTTGGGTAGCTCCCTTGACTGAAAAGAGTTACCCCCTTCTCCTGCCGATTGTTTCTTTCTCAAGGGGCGTACAAAGGCGGGTATGCACTACTACCAATTCAACATTGGCGATTACGCCAGTCACACTCGGCATCTCGATTTGCTGGAAGACTTGGCATATCGCAGGATTCTTGACCTCTACTACCTACATGAACGCCCGTTGAACGGCGATGCAACGCTCGTCGCCAAACAGATTGGCATGAGAGATGACGCATCAATCGTTCGTGATGTCCTCAATGAGTTCTTTGAGATGACAGAAGATGGGTATGTCAACAGTCGAGCAGACAAGGAAATCGCTCACTACCACTCCAAAATCGAACAAGCGTCACGCGCTGGTAAAGCATCCGCTGAACGCAGGTCTAACGGACGTTCAACGGATGTTCCAACGGACGTTCAACCAAACAATAAACAAGAAACAAGAAACATAAAACAAGAAACAAAGAAGAAAGCAACTGTCGTTGCAATGCCTGACGGCATTTCTGAATCTGTTTGGCAGGACTTTATTGCTTTGCGGAAATCAAAGAAGGCCGTTCTGACAAACACAGCGTTAGCTGGACTGCAAAGGGAGGCCGTCAAAGCCAAGATGACCTTGGAGCAGGTTCTGGCGACCTGCTGTGAGCGCGGTTGGACTGGCTTCAAGTCGGACTGGATGATTGGGCAGGCGATTCGTGTGAATCCGAAGGATGTGGCGTATGTGACTACACCTCCGCCGCCAAACCAAGACGCTGCGCTAAAGAAGATTGCTGCCGATCGAAAGTTGGCTGTGCCGATGCCAGCAAGCATCAAAGCAAAGATGGCTGAATTAACAAAGGGGATGAAGGTATGACGTATGCTGAATTGATTAAAGAAGTTGAGATGCTTCGCAAGTTGGTTGATTCTTTGTGTGTTGCTGCGCTAGACACTCAAAATGACATCCACGAAGAACGTATACGTTTAGGTTTGCGGAGTAGGGCTGGAGTTCGTGGCTATCGTTTGTTGCGTGATGCGATAGCTCAATACGCTTTTGATGAACTTGAACATCAAAGAAAAACAATGCTTGAAGATTATCCAAACCTCAAGGTGGAAAAATGAAAAATGGCAACGAAACGCAAACCCAAGGAAGCCCCAAGACTATTTGGGCCACCACTGGAGCGCCCAAGCACCTACAAAGGCGGGATAACCCAAGCGGAGCTGGAACACATGAGGGATTGCGAAGCGAGGGAGTGGATTCGACGATACAAGGACAAAGCGAAGACGATTGGATTGAGGCAAGCCTCAGACTGGTGGCAAGATCATCTTGTGGTAATGCAAAAAATCAGAGGAGAGTCCGCTACTTTGGATTTGAGAAGGCGCATGACTGAACAACAGAAACAGGAGAAGAAAAAATGAGTTTTAAACAATTGGAAGTAACAGTTACTTTTGACATGGCAATTCGTGAAGATCGACTAAACAACATAAATCACAATGCGGCGTATGAAATGGCCCACAAGATTCGCGTGGCATTGTCAGATTCGAAAGATTACATTATTTCGACTCCGCTTGTTGAATGTTTTGAGAAAAGTAAATGAGAATCGAACTCGACTTCCCTCCTGCCGAACTATTCCCAAACCGAGCAAATGGAACGCATTGGGCCAAGCTGTACCAAGTCCGTAGTGACTATCGCGAAGGTTCAACATGGCTTGCCAAACACCAAATCAAAGATTGGAAGCATGACGGTGGAGACATTCGCCTCAAGCTGACATTCATCATGCCCGACAAACGGATGCGTGATGCTGATAACTGCCTAGCGGCAGCTAAAGGTGCGTTGGATGGACTGTCAGATGCCTTGATGGTGAATGACAAATTCTTCCAACCCATCGAAATCCATCGTCAATTTGGCGATAAATCAACCCGTAAACTTATCGTGGAGATAGCATGACAATACAGAAAACCCTCAAACAGCGCCAAAAGACTCATGGCAGCTTCTCAACTCACGCTGTAATCAGCCAACAACTTAAAGCCGTGATGCGTGAGCATGGCCTCCTTGAGTTGGCTCCAGACCAGATTGAAGCGTTGGAGATGATTGCTCACAAGATTGCCCGTGTACTGAATGGAAATCCAGACCATCACGACCACTGGCACGACATTTCTGGCTACGCTGAGTGCGCGGCTGAACGCTTGGAGTAAATCAACATGACAAGACAAGAATATTACGAGCATCTGTGTGAACTTGGACTCCCTGAGTTGATTTCGGCATCAATGGCCGCTCAATCAATCAGGGGAGCAAGGGATAGAAAAAGCTCATCTGCAAAGTATGCTGTGTACTGTTTCCAAACATGGACTAAAACATGGGAAGGCGATGATTTTTGGTCTGATTTTGTGGTCTTGGTATGAAATACAAGCTCTACGAAGAAAAGCAAGCCCACGCCACCATGTTGGCGGTGTGGAACATCATCAAGGAATCAATCTATGGCGGCAAGAAAGTCATATTGGAGGTCACTGAGGAACATCGCAGTGACCCGCAAAACAAGAAATTCCACGCCATCATTGGGCAGATTGCGAAGCAGGCGCAACACGCTGGAGCGAAATGGGATGTGGAAGCGTGGAAGCGCCTCCTCATCGACCAGTGGGCTAAAGATTCTGGACGTAGCCGTGGTGATTTGGTCAATTCTTTGGATGGTGGCGATGTCATTCAACTAGGCATCCAAAGCCGCAAGTTCACCAAGGCCGAGGGCGCTGAGTTCATCGAATGGCTGCTAATGTGGTCTGCAACCAACGGAATCGACATCAAAGAACCAGATTGGCAATAACTATGGTATAGTTATCTCAACCCAATCAAGGGTTACACAAGATAGGACAAGATATGACGAAGTGGAAACAAAAACGCCGTGAGCGTGAACAGTTGGTTCGAGATATTGCTGTGGCATCTGCCCCTGTTTTTTTAAAGATGATTTTGGAGCAGTCTCTCAAACACAACGCCAGCGAGAAGCAAGCGCAAGAGCTTCGACAAACCGCAGCCGAATGTGCTTGGGCGCATGGAGAAATTATGGCGAGGGTTAAGCCATGAACTGGC